GTTCATCCGCTCGTTCCGCGAGCCGCTGCATCGCGAGTGGCTGCAGGCGGGCGTGTTCTCGCGCGCGATCGCGGCGATCGGCATCGAGGCCTACGCGAGCGACACGGCGCGCTACGAGCTCGTGCGCTTCAAGCCGCGCGGCTGGACCTGGATCGACCCGACCAAGGAAGTCGAGGCCTTCGCCAAGGCGGTCCGCAACGGCTTCACCACGGTCGCCGACGTGATTGCCAAGACCGGCGACGGCGCGGATCTCGAGGACGTGCTCGAGGGCCGCGAGCTCGAGCTCGACATGATGAAAGAGAAGGACCTCGAGTTCGACACCGACCCGAACCGCGCGGCCGATGGCAAGCCGAAGGACCAGCCGAAGCCGGAACCCAAGCCGGCGAGCTCGCCAGCGCCGGCGAAGGACGACGAGGAAGAGCAGCCCGGGCGCAAGGTCCGGCGCGTCGTTTAAACAAGAACAACCCGGAGGCAAATCCCCATGAAGCGTTTCATCGCCTTGAATGGCGCGGAGATGACGCGCGCCAAGGCCGACGGCGATCTCGTCGTCGGCATGGCCTTTTCGTCCGAGGAGCCCGTCGAGCGCTGGTGGGGCATCGAGGTCCTCGACCACTCCGAGGGCAGCGTGCGCCTCGAGCGTTTAAACAACGGCGCGCCGCTCCTCTTCAACCACAACCCGAGCGACCTGCGCGGCACGCACGAGCCGGGCTCGGTGAAGCTCGACAAGGACCGCGTGCTGCGCGGCAAGGTGCGCATCACCGCCGCGACGCAGGCCGGCCGCGACGCCGTCGGCCTGGTCGAGACGCGCGTGCTCACCAAGGCCTCGATCGGCTACCGCGTGCACAAGGTGATCGAGCAGACCACCAAGCGCGTCGCCGCCGGCGCGGAGCCCGAGCAGCTGCAGCGCGAGATCCCGGGCGATGTATTCGAGCGGCTCATCGACGAGGCCGAGGCGAAAGGCGGCCGGCCCGACCGGCGCAGCTTCGCGCGCTCGCTCGATGCGGCGGTCGGAGCGCTCGATCGCGCCGACGACGACGAGCCGGTCTACCGCGTCATGGACTGGGAGCCGATCGAAAACTCGCTCGTCACCATTCCCGCAGACAACTCCGTCGGCCTCGGCCGCACGGTTCAGAGAGTTGTACCCCCGGCGGTTCCCGCCATAACCAAAAAGGAGTCCCCAGTGGAGAAGACCCAAGAACAACTGGCGGCGGAGCAAGCGGAAGCCGCCAGGAAGGAGAAGGAGAAGGTGGAGCGCGAGGCACGCGAGAAGGCCGAGCGCGAGGCGCGCGAGCAGCTCGCCAACCGCTCCGCGCTCGAGCTCGAGCAAGGCCGCAAGCGCGCGATCGAGAACCTGGCGAAGGCCAACAAGATCCCGGACAACATCCGCGACGCCTGGATCAACCAGGGCTACTCGCTCGAGGCGGTGTCGAACGACATCCTCAAGGTCCTCGAGGAGCGCGGCAAGCACAACCCGCAGCCGAGCTCGCGCCTGGGCCTGACGGTGGCCGAGACGCAGCGCTTCAGCCTGGCGCGCGCGATCGTCGCGTGCAAGGACAACAACTGGAAGGACGCCGGCTTCGAGGCCGAGTGCTCCAGGGCGGTGGCGCAGAAGCTCGGCAAGGTCGCCGAGCCGACCAAGTTCTACGTGCCGTTCGAGGCGCTCGAGCGCCAGGTGCAGCTGCCGCAGGAGCGCATCATGGAGCTCGCGATCCGCGCGGCCATGGGGCAGCGCGACCTCACCGTCGCCACGGCTGGGCAGGGCGGCTACCTGGTGGGGACCGAGAACATCGGTTTCATCGAGATGCTGCGCAACCGCTCGGTCGCCTTCCGCATGGGCGTGCGCAGGCTCTCCGGCCTGCAGGGCTCGGTCACCGTGCCGCGCCAGTCCGCGGCCGCCACCGCGGTGTGGCTCGCGAACGAGGCCTCGACCATCACCGAGAGCCAGCAGACGTTCGTGCAGATGGCGCTCTCGCCGAAGAACGTCGGCGCGTACACCGAGATCAGCCGGCAGCTGCTGCTGCAGTCCTCGCCGGGCGCGGAAGGCATCGTCACCGACGACCTCGCGCAAGTGGTGGCGATCGCGGCGGACCTGGCGGTGCTCGAAGGCTCGGGCGCCAGCGGCCAGCCGACGGGGATCTCCAACACTGCGGGCATCGGCTCGGTGACCGGCACGTCGCTCGCCTACGCCGGCATCATCGAGTTCCAGACCGACGTCGCGGGCTCGAACGTGATGCCGGCGCGCGGTGGCTACGTCACCACGCCGGCCGTGGCGGGCCTCCTCATGGGCCGCTCGCGCTTCGCCAACACCGACACCCCGCTGTGGAACGGCAACGTCTGGGACGGCCAGGTCTCCGGCTTCCCGGGCATGTCGTCCAACCAACTCACCGCCGCGACCATGATCTTCGGCGACTGGCAGGAGACGGTGGTCGGCGAGTGGGGCGTGCTCGAGGTCGAGGTGAACCCCTACGCCAACTTCGTGGCGGGGATCATCGGCGTGCGGGCGATCTACTCGATGGACGTCGGAGTGCGCCGGCCGTTCGCGTACTCGCGCGCCACGTCGATCACCTAACCCGCGCGGAACGCCATGCCGCCGCTCACCCTGGAGAACGCAGGCGCCTTGGTGAGCGGCGGCGTCTCCGCGTCCGCCATCGCACAAGAAAGGAAGGACATGAAAGCGCCACAACCAGGCGCGCAGCCCACGACCCTCAAGGTCCGGGTGCTGCGCGCGTTCTATTTCAGCGGCAAGTCGATCGCGGTGAAAACCGAGCTCGAGCTGCCGCGCCTCTTCGCGCTCGAGATGCAGGCCGCCAACAAGGTCGAGCTCGTGAAGGAAGAGGCGCCACCGCCGGCGGCACAGCCGAAGCAGGCCGAGCCGACGGACAAGAAGGGAGACCGCAATGCTCGCTAACCAGGGACAGGCGGCGAAAGCCGTCAAGCTGCTAGACCCGGTCTCGGCGGCGAACACCGCAGCCGCGACCAGCGCGTGGATCGACGTGCGCGAGGCCGAGGGCGACATCGTCTTCACCAACCAGGTCGGCGCTATGACCGGCTCCATCACCTGGACGATCGAGGACGCGACCGATGGCGCCGGCAGCGGCGCGGCCGGCATCACGCCGAACGAGGGCGCGTACGCGGCCGGCGCGGCGAACCAGATCCAGAAGCGCACCGTCAACGCATCGGCGGTGCGCGGCTGGGTGCGCTGCGTTGGCACCATCGTCACGGGCCCGTCGCTGGTAGCGGCGAACATCAAGTACCACCCGAAGTACACGACGTAGCAGAAGCATGGCGTTCACCGAGGACCTCAGCGGCTTTTTCGACACGACGCTGGGGTTCGCGGTGGACGCTACCTACAACGGCGCGACGCCGGTCAAGGTCATCTTCGACGAGGCGTACCTCGGCGAGCTCGGCATCGCGAGCACCAATCCGACCGCGGTCGGCAAGGCCTCCGACTTCCCCGTCTCGGCCAAGGGCAAGACGCTGCAGATCGGCGCGACCACCTACACCATCAGCGAGGCGCCGCAGAAGCTCGACGACGGCGCACTCGTAAGGCTGCAGCTCCAGAAATGATGCAGGTCGACATCAGCGCCGACCTGTCCCGCGCGCGCGAGAAGGCGCTGCGGCTGCAGAACGCCATCGACCCGGCCGCCGCGCGTGCAGCGAACCGCACGGTGGTGACGGTGCGCGCCGAGGCGGTGAAGCGCCTGCGCCCGGAATACCCGGGCCTCAAGGCCGGCCAGCTGCGCGTGCGCATGAAGCTCACCAACGCTCGCCGCGACGCGCTCGTCGCCAAGGTGACGTTCTCCGGGCGGCGCATCAGCCTGTACGGCAACTTCAACATGCGCACGCAGGGCAAGTTCGGCGTGAAGTTCGGCCTCGCGCCCTGGCGCGTCGAGGACCTGGATGGCGAGGCGATCCCGCCGGAGATGCTGGCGCGCGCCTTCCGCAACCGCTTGAAGCGCGGCGGCCGCGCCACTGCTTTCGCGCGCTGGGGCAAGAAACGCTACCCGCTCGCCGTGCTGGTGGCTCCCGGGCTCGCCAAGGCGGTGGTCGAGCGCAAGATCGAGGCGGCGCTCGAGGCGCTCGGCCGCTCGCGCTTCCGCGCTGCCTTCGCCCAGGAGCTGCGCTTCGCGCTCTCGCGCGCGGCCTGAGCCATGGACCATCGCGCTGAGCAGATCCTGGTGGCTGTCCAGACGTCCGTAACGAACCTGACGACGACCACCGACCACGTCGACCGCGGCCGCGTCGAGGAGATCCCGGAAGACAAGCTGCCGGCGCTGCGCGTGGTGATGGGCGAGGAGAAGGTGCTGCAGCCCTACTCGCCGCAGCTGCTCGATTGCGAGCTCGACGTCTCGGTGCTGAGCTACGCGCTCGACAGCGCGGCCAACGTCGAGACCAAGCTGGCGCAGATCCGCAAGGAAGTGACCATCGCCCTGATGGCCAACCAGA